CCACCAACGGGACGCACAGCGGAGGTAGGCGCGGCCCTGAGAGGCTCCGGCATGGGTCCACGTCACGGCTCGACCGGCCCGACGTGGAGCGTGATTAGCACGCCGCAGAATTGACACTCGAGATCGGGATCGATCCAGGGGCGGGCCTGGTATTTCCGCACCTCGGCGCGGTACGGCACGACGATCACCGCTCCGCAATGGGGGCATTTATCGGATCGGGTGTCGGGCTCGACGCGATCGTGGAGCCAATCCAGAAACCACCAACACGCGCCGATCACGATCACCAACGACAGCGCGACGGGGAAGATCTCAGTCATTCACCGATCCCCGTGAGCCCAACCGTCGAACACGTCGAGGAAGGTCGCGGCCGCCTCAAAGACGCCCGTCTCGGTTCGGAGGGCTTCGATCCGCTCCGCGGTTTCGTTGGCGCGGAGCGCTTGGTCGGTGATTGATCGTCCGTAGGCCGCTAACGCGCTGGGGTTATGCGGCCGGATCGCTTCGGCGGCCGCTTGGATTGTCCGGACGGCCATTTGCCACGATTGCACGGCCTCGGCGATCCGGGCCTGGTCGGCGTTCGCGGCGTTCAATCGCACCTCGACACCGTCGATCGATAGGACGCCCAGAATGCGGAGCCCGTCGTCTGTCATTTGTACGGCGCCGTCGTCGATCACGATCTCGACGTCGTCGTTTGCCGTCGCGAGTCTTAGCGTCGCGCCTAGCACGTCGCGAGCCAGGCCGAGCGCGTTGGCCGATCGGGTGTCGATGGCCGAGATCGTGCCGGTGACGGATTGAAGCGCCGTTGAGCAACGGGTCATAATCTCTTGTCGTTCTGTTGTGTCCATTGGGGGTCCTTTAGATCAAAACGTTTTGGCGTGTGCGGGCGCGCTCGTTCGCTAGAGCGGCCCGATCCGGGTTGATTTCGGCGCCGACGGCGCGGCGCCCTTCCATTAGCGCCGCAACGATCGTCGAGCCTGTCCCCGCCGTCGGATCAACGACGAGATCTCCCGGCTCGGAGTAGTCACGGACCACGGCACGCATAAGCCAAAGCGGCTTTTGTCCCACGATCCCGTGACGTTGTTTTGTCGGCACTTTGTCGCCTAAATAAGCGCCGGGCCGGTGTCGTTTCTCCGCACGATCCAACCGTCGACGCTTTCGCGATACCAAGATGAACTCGGCGGCCATCGATGGCCCGTCGGCATACAGGCGCGGCGTCGGCCGGCTTTTAATCCATACGATCGGCGGGAACGTGTAGAGCTCCGAGATCTCTTCAAGACGCCGACCGGCGCCGAAAACTTGATCGTGCGATCCGAACATCACAAACCAACGCCGGACGCGCGCCGCCCAATGGACCGCGAAGCTTTCGGCCTCGGCAAGATCCCAACCGTCATAGTCCCCGATCCCGCGCGTCGCGAAACCGGAGCTCGAAACGGACCCGTAACCGTCCACCGTCCGCCGACTGTAGGGGATGTCACAGATCACCGCGTCGGGATCGACGTCGATCAGCGCGGTTTCCCAGTGTCCAGCGATCACCTTCATGAGAATAGCCCGCCTTGGCGAGCAGTCGCGCCGGCAAGATAGCGAGCCGCGCGCGAGAAATAGCTGCCCTTAAGCTCGACGCCGACAAACCGGCGGCCCGTTTGGAGCGCTACAACGCCTTCGCTGCCGACACCGGCGAACGGGGATAGCAGCACCTCTCCGGGATTGGACCACAACTCGACGCAGCGCTCTATGAGGTCCAGCTGTAGCGGGCACATGTGCTTTTCGTCGCGGGATTCCGTCGCTATTTTCGCGTTCAACGTGTTCGTTTGCTGGATGTCCATCCAAACGGGCGACGCCCATTTCTGCCAACGTTTCAGGTCAAAGTCGCTTTTGGTGTGGGTGACAGGGACGACGTCGCCTTCGGACCCGGGAGCGGCCCACTTCCGAAAACCGAGGACGTATTCAGCCAACCCCTGCCTGCTAAACGTCGAGTCCTTCCGCAGCTGTTTGTACAGTAGCCCGTGGCTCTTGGTGCGTTGCATTTCGGTTACGGGGCATTTCCAGACCGTCACCCTGGAATGGTACGCAAAACCCGCCGCAGTGTGTGCTCGGATTAACTCGCCTGGGAAATCCCTAAGACCGGCCATCCCGTCGCGCCCCTTGTAATTGACGAGATCCTTGCAGTGGACGAGGGCCAATCGGCCCGGACGTAGCACCCGATGCAGTTCGGCGGCTAAAAAAGCGTAGTGCCGCATAAATTCGGCGTCGTCGACGCAGTTACCCATGTCCCGTTCGCTGTCGCTGTACGTGTAGAGCCCCGCGAAGGGTGGCGAAAATACGGCGACGTCGACGCAATCCGACGGCAGTTGTCGCACGACGTCGACACAGTCGCCTTGATACAACGCCCAGTTAGGCCCGGTGTGCGCGTCTATGCAGTCTATGCCAGCCATGACGGGGGCTCCGCGGTACGGTTAGGTGTGTACGTTTTCATAGGCGAGCTTTCCGCCTGAGCGCGACGCATGGCGCCGCGCATGCCTTGTTGCATTGCTATGTGACCGGCCGCTTTAGAGCGCATGATGTCGTATACATGGCGCTCCGTGGGGGCCATCGCGACGTATACCTGGACGGGGCGCGCCTGCCCGAACCGCCACACACGACGGACGGCCTGATAGTATGACTCATAACTGAAGGTCGGGCCTAGGAATGCTACCCTGGCGCAGTGTTGCCAGTTGAGACCGAAGCCCGCGATTTTAGGCTTTGTCATGAGGGTTCCGATTTCGCCGTGCGAAAACCCTAGCAGCCGTTGTTCTTTCGTTTTGAGGGTGTCGCTCCCCGACACCTCGACGACGCCAGGCACGAGAGGGCGCAGGGCCGCAGCTTCGTAGTTAGTATCTACCCAAACGAGCCAAGACTCGTCGGGCTCGGCCGCTATAAGCTCCGCCACAGCTCGCGCGCGAGCGTCGGCAGTGCGGCGGCGCTCTTTGTGGATGGCCGTCGCCGACATTTCGGGCATCCGAAACAACTGCCCCGCGGCCCGGTCCAACGATAAATCGACGTCCACCAAAACGGGCGTGACGGTAAGATCTGGCAGTATATACCCGCCGTCGCTGTAACCTAGATCCGAGGGCGTCGCGGCAGCGCGCGACCAGCTGGCCATCCAATCCCAGTAGGAAATCTCGGCGTGACCCTTTAGTCGGTACGTTCCGAACGTCTCTAGATCGTTAACAAACCACCGCGCCAACATTTCGTGCGACGTCATAACGTCTAAGAACTCACAGTGGTTACCAAGCTCGAGGTGGTCATTAGGCGCAGGCGTCGCCGTACAACACAGCTTGAAAGGCGTGCGGCGAAACGCCTCCATCAACGCTCTTTTAGTCTTGCCCATGTACGACTTCAGGATGCTTGACTCGTCCAGCACTACGCCGCCGAAAGCGCCCGCGTCGAACTTCTCAAGACGTTCGTAGTTCGTTACGTAGACACCTGGGCCCGCTGGGACGTCCGATCGACTCTTCACGACGGCCACGGGTAGGTTGAAACGCTCTCCTTCTGCCCTGGTTTGCAGGCTTACCGCGAGAGGCGCCAAGATCAACACGGGGCGGTCCACATGGCGCGTTACAGCATGCGCCCATGCAATTTGCATGAACGTTTTACCTAACCCACAGTCGAAAAACAGCGCGCTTTTACCCTGCCGCAGCGCCCAACGTACCGACTCGCGCTGGAAGGGGTAAAGCTCCGGGTGCAGCTGAGGCGGCGGCATGCCGGTGGCCGTGGTTTCTAGCCGTTTCGAATCCAGAAATTGAAGATAAGTACTCACTCGTGGCCCCAACGCCAACGAGCCGTAACCCCGTCAAATGTTACGGAAATGTTTAGGGCGGTGCAGTAATCCTCAATCGTCGATGCCCATGGCCCTTTGTGGCCGGGTCTGTTCTCGAGGTGCCACACCGCTTGCCGTCGCGCGTTAAGCCGTCGCGCATTAGGGCGAGGCTCAAGCATTAACCGCGCTAAATCGGTGTAGCCTAAACCGTGAGTCTCCCGGGCGTCGCGCAACACGTCGCGGATCTCGTGCCATCCGTTGACGTCCGGCGGAGGGCCGCCCCGGCGTGCGTTGTTTCGTGACATGTCCCCGGCTCCTTTTTTGGCAAGTCTCGTTTCCCGACGACACGACGAAACACGTGAAATTTTGCGTTGTCAACCGTCCCCGGTGTTTTCCAGAGATCTTCCAGAGATCTTCCAAGGGGCCGCCGTTGACAAAAGGCCGCCATAGGGCCGACCGTATCGAGGCGCCGCCGCCGATGGTCGGCAACGCCCGGATCTATGTACGTCAACAAAGGTCCACCTGGCGGGCGGCGCTTCAATGCGGGGTGTCGGGTTGTCTAAGATCATTGTGTGGCCGGATAAATTCCGGCCCGGTTGGGATCGCGGGTCCGATCCGCCTATCACCAGCGACGGCAACGCGCCGGAGCGTTTCCCGGTCGTCGACGCTCTAACGGCGCTAAGGCGCCGATACACCACGGACGCTCATTTCGTGGCGTATCGTGTCGACGGGCTCGACGCGATCCCGCGGATCAACGCGGGCGGCCTGGTAGAGCTCCAGAGAGCCGGCCGCGATGTCGTGTTCGACTTGATCGCCGTCGATCTGGACGCGCCAAACCACGGCGATGGAGCGAGAGCGGGCGCCGTCGAGTCGTGGAGCGCCGAACAACTAACGGCGCTCCAAGTAGATCCGGCGTTATGGGCCGCCGTCGGATGGTACGCCACACGGGGCGGCCTCCGGCTGTTATGGCTGCTCGAGCCGGCCACGCCGCGCGAGATCTATCTCGCGACGCTGCGGACATTGCGCCAGCGGTTGGCGGCGTTGGGCGTTTGTGGTGTGGATCCGCTGGTTGACTGGCAACGGTGCTACCGTCTACCGTTCGTTCAGCGGGATGGTGTGGCACAGCAACGACCCGCGGATCTCGCCCGCCTCGGACGTCTACCCGACACGACAACCGAGGCGGGCGCGGATCCACCCGATCCGCTGGCGCCTATGGACGACGTATCGATCGGCGGCCGCTTCGAGCTCCCCGACGTGATCCCCATGGGATCGATTGATCGGACACTAACGAGCTACGCCGGGACAATGCGACGAGAAGGCGCGCCCGAAACGATGATCGTCGACGCGCTAGCCTACGCCTACGAACGCCGCGCCGAAAAACCCGCCGACGGCAGACCGGGCCATACGTTGCGCGATTTCGAGCGGATCGCGCGATCGGTCGGACGCTACGAGGCCGATCCCGTCGCCGCCGAGCGCGCCGGGTTGGAGGTGGTAGTCATCCGGCCCGGCGGCCTGCCGTACCTGTTCGATCGGGCCGGTGAGCTCATCGCCGAGGCTCCCGACGTTTACGACCGATCCGGGGAGCTCGTCGCCGTCGTTAGATCCGCCCAACCCCAGCAGGGGACGGCCGAACAACCCCGGATCCATCCGTTGGGAGATCAAGCGATCCGCGGTTTGCTAGGGAGGGCGGCCGCTTGGGTTCGGATCCGCAAATCAAAGGACGGAGATCCCGTCGAGGCGCCCGCGGACGTCCCGCTCGACGTCGCGCGGGAGCTACGCCAGCGCGGCGGGTGGTCCGGCGTCCGCACGTTGCAGGGTGTGACGGAGACGCCGACGCTACGGCCAGACGGATCGGTGCTCGACGTCCCCGGATACGACGCCGCCACCGGTGTTGTGTTCGCGCCGGCCGCCGGTTTCGTGTGGCCGCCCGTAGCGGAGCGCCCGAGCCTCGACGACGCGCGCCGCGCCGTCGCTACGTTGCGAGAATTGTTGACCGATTTCCCGTTTCAAGAGCCAGAACACGCGGCCGTTGTGCTGGCCGCAATTTTGACCGCGATCGCGCGTCCCGGGATCGACGGTCCCGCGCCGCTATTCCTGCTCGACGCGACGACGCCGGGATCGGGAAAGGGACTGCTTGCTCACGTAATCGCCACCCTGGCAACCGGACGCGGCGCCGCTGTCATGGTCCAGACCGGCCCCGAAGAGACCGAAAAACGCGTAACGGCGCTCTTGCTGTCGTCAACGCCGGTGATTCTGATCGATAACGTCGATCGTCCGCTAGGCGGCGCCGCCATCGACGCCGCGCTAACCGCCGACATATGGCAAGGGCGCCGCCTCGGCCAATCGTCTATGTGTAGCGTCCGCAACCGGTCAACCTGGCTCGCGACGGGCAACAACATACACGTCCGGGGCGATCTGGTAAGGCGGTGTCTGCGGTGCTACCTGGCGCCCAACGTCGAGCGGCCGGAGCTTCTCGACGGGTTTCGCTACCCCGATTTGGTGGGGCACGTTAGCGGCACCAGGCGCGGCATGTATACCGCGGCCGCTCTAACGATCATCCGGGCCTATGTGAGCGCCGGACGGCCAGATCTCGAGCTCCCGGCGTTCGGCGGGTTCGGCGCGTGGTCGAGCATGATCCGCGCGCCGTTGGTATGGGCCGGCGTGCCTGATCCAGTCGCCACGCAACACGCGCTACGACAACACGCCGATCTTACGGTCGAGGCGCAGGGTGGGATCGTCAACGCGTTGGGCGACGTGTTCGGCGATTCCGACACCACCGTGCGGGCGATGATCGATCGCATGGCGCTGAGCCATAGCGCCGCGCTGACAGGTAACGCGGACGCAGAAGACGCCGTCGATCGGTTGCGCGAATCGTGCATCGAGCTTGCAGGCGACAAACGCGGCGAAATTAACGCGCGCCGCCTGGGCTGGGCGCTTCGGCGATTGTTGGGCCGGATATTCGGCGGGCGGCGGCTCGTTCGCGGTACACCGGATCGAACCGGCGCGACGTGGCGTGTTGAAACCGTCGAGCCCTCGCGCGCGCGCGAGGCCGACACGGTTCGCGGGAATTGAAAAAACCCCCCCTCCACCATCGCGCGCGCGCAAGGGGCATCTTGTCGGCAGAAACGCCTAACTGTCAAGGTTGCGGGTTTCTCGCGGGTTTCTGCGGGTTTCTCAAAGGAAAAACCCGCACCTTCGCGGCCGCCATCTGTGCGGGTTTGCGGAGATCTGCGAGTTTTGCGGGTTTTTCGCACCCCGCCAGATCGTGTGGGTGTGCGCGTGTGTATGTGTGTATGTATGTCCACATACGTATAAAGGTGAGAAAAAAACTCGCAAAACTCGCAGATCTCCGAATAGTCCAACAAAGGCAACTGGTTAGGGGTGCGGGTTTTTCCTGGTTTTGGTCCGAAAAACCCGCAAAAAACTCGCAAAAGGGCGTTTCGGCCAGTGTTTAAGCGGTCGAAAAACTCGCAGCGGTGGCGCCTCTCAGGTAAGGAAGGGCGTTCGGGCCAGTGTTTACGCGGTCGAGAAACTCGCAGGGGTTAGCGGTGCGATCGGAGTACGACGAACAGTGCGACGTGGTGACCTACTGTCGGGCGGTGCTGCCTCGGTATGGTCGGCGGGTGTTCGCCGTACCCAACGAGCGGCGGTTCCGTGGGAGCCGAGGCGCGCGCGCTGGCCAGTGGGCACGGCTGGCCCGGGCCGGCGCGTCGTCCGGTGTTTCTGATTTGTTGATTCCCGGACTTACGCCGACCGGCTACCAGGGGATCGCGATCGAAATGAAGCGGGTGAAAAACTCGACAACAACCCCCGCCCAATGGTCATGGTTGTTGCACTTCGCGGCGTTGGGTTGGATCGCGGTACGTTGCCGCGGAGCCGGCGAGGCTTTAGAGTTATTACAGCGGCATGGTTACAGGTGAGAACAATGGCGAGACGTGTGGTTATGGTGGGACGGATCGATCGGGGCGCGCTCGAAGTGGTGACGGTCGATCCGATTTGGCAAGGGGAGGCCGTCGCGCGCCAGCTGGCGCGAGGTTTGGCGGAATGCGGAAGGGTGGCAGGGGGCCGTGGGGGCGGCGGTGAGGCGGCGGTTTTGGGTCCTTCTGGAGCGGGCAGAACCGCCGGTACCGCTCGCG